ACAGGTCCCGCAGGTCCCGGATCCGGTAAGCCGCATAGTCCGGCGTCCCGTCGTCCTCGTCCTCATCTGGGGCCGAAGACGCGGCGGAGTTCTCCGCCGGCATCGGAGGGCCCGGCGGCCCCGGCTCTGAGACGTCCTCTGCCGCTTCCTCCGGCTCCGGGGTCACCTCCGCCTCAGCCACGTCCTGAACGCCAGCCTCCGGCTCAGGCTGCGGCGCGCCGGGGCCTACCAGGCGGACGCCGTCCGGCAGCCCCTCCGGCACCAGGTCACCCTCGGCCACGTAATGCGTCGCGCCGGCTTCCGCGCTTGCCTTCGCCACGACTCCTCCTTCGCTGTAACCGGTCTCACCGCAGTGCGGGCATGATTCGATGCCGACCGCATACACCGTCCGGCAGGTCAGGCACCGCCACGACGACATCAGACCGCGACCACCGTCGCCGCGTCATCGATCGGAACCCAGGTCAGGTACCACCGCATGGCGCCGGTCTGCGTCGCCGACCCGGTCAGAGTGATCGCCCCGGGGCTCATGACCTGCCGCGCAGGCTGCAGCAGCAGCGTGGACGCGTTGGCGCCGACCGTCAGCGCGGCGCCGGCCGTCGCGCCGAGCGTCACGTTGGTCCCGACCTCGAGCGACGTCAGCGTCCCGGCCGCGGCCAGCGCCGCCGGGGCCGAGCTGCCCGCGCCCTCCGTCGGGGTCAGGCCGACCGTCAGCGTGTACGCGGTGCCGGACATGACCGTGGTGACGCGCCCGACCAGGGAGACGATGAAGATCGCCCCGCCGGACACGGTGAAGATCGTCTGCGGCGACAGGGCCACCGTCGGCACGACCTGCGGCAGGTGGATGGTGTTGAACCCGACAGCCGCGTTGCGGATCTGCCTGTTGATCGCCGGGGTAGGCATCAGAGCACCGCCGACAGGAGAGCCTCGGGCGCGCGCCGCACGTCCAGGCCGTTCAGGATGAAAATCATGGTGGCCGTCGCGTGGGTCACGTCCAAATATTTGAAGCCGTCCGACATCGACACGCCGGAGACCTCGAAGTAGGTGACGCCGCCGTTGATCGACGGAACCGTCGATGCCGCGGCCTGCGTGACCCTCGTCCAGGCGGTGGGCGCGGTCGCCGACGCCTGCGTCCAGTACTGGGTGATCACCGCGAGGGCCTGCTCCGTGCCCCCAGTCGCCGCGTTGCACTCGTTCAGGGTCAGGTTCGACACCGCGGTCGCGCCGACGAGGAGGATGCCGGCCATGTCGTAGTCGCGCATGTTGAAGCGGTTCTTCTGGGTTGTCGGCGACACGCCCAGGTTGAAGTGGCGCCCGATCCCGAGCATTGCTGACATTGGCTATTCGCCTGGCCTTCCTGCGGTATCTGACCCCCGCGTGGTTGTTATCAGGTCCGGGTCGAGCTGAGCTGCACGACGGCGGACACTGCCGGGCCCGCGTTCTTCGGGGTGAGGGAACTCTGCAGCCAGGGACGCCCGTCGACCCGCTCGATGATCTTGTAGGCGATCTTGTCGGTGGAGAACGCGAAGTGCGGGCTGGCTGATGCGGTGATGGCCTGCCGGTCGCCGATGAGATAGAACGACGGGTCCACGAACGTGATGTCCCCGGTTGTGCCAAGTGCCGGGCACTTCTCGGTGAAGTACACGGGCCGGCCGTAAATCGACACCGGGGGCCCGTCGATGACGCCGTTGTTCATCCACACCGGGGTGGAGTTGGTCAGCGCGCCCTGCACCGCCATCAGCGCGAGCTGCGGGAACGTGCCGATGTCCGCGATCCAGATCGCGTTCATCAGCGAGCTGGGGAGCATCCGGGCGTACATGGCGGCCAGGTTGTCGACGATGATCGTGCCCGCGCCCTGCCCGGTCACCGCGGTCACGATGACGGCGCACTGCGAGTTGACGAACCCCAGCGGCTCGCCGACCCCGGTGCCGACCATGAACCGGTAGTCCTCCTCGAACGCCAGCGCCGTCGGCAGCGCGTAGTCGATGAACGCGCCGAACGCCGGCGCGTCAGCCGGAAGCTCCGACGGCACCGTGCAGTAGCCCATGAGCTTCTTGGCGTCGAGCTTGACCTGCGCGAACTTCGCGGAAGTCTCCGGCGGCGCGGTCGACTCGTCCACCCAGTAGGTCTGGATGCCGCCGAATACCGTCGAGGCGTGCGACGTATCATCCACGGCCGGGATCGCCAGCGTCTGGGACCCCATCGGGATCACCGTCGCCCGCGGCCGCACAACCCCCTTCTCCAGCGCCATCATCAGCAGGTCCGACCGGAACTCCTCCGGCACCAGGAACCCGCCATCAGACGGCACGTCGGTGGAGAACGCGTTCTGGATGGCCTTGAGCTTGTCCAGGCGGGCGTTCAGGTCCGCGGCGTCGCGGTACTGCCGGCCGGCGCCCTCCTGCGTGACGGCGCGCATGAAATCGCCCATCGTGCCGAACATGCCGTTGAGCTGCGCGCCGGCGGCCGCCCTGGAGTACAGCGACTGCCGGTGCGCCGGCGTGCCCGGCGCCGGGCCGCGGCCGATGACGGGACGCCCGCCAGGGCCGAGGTTCACCGGGGGCACGTTCCGGCCGCCGCCGGTCTCCCGCAGGAACTCCGCCAGCACCAGCTGCATCTGCTCCTTCGCCTGCGCCGCCAGTTCCGCGTCCTTCGCGTTGCGGATCTTCAGGTGCGAGTCGAGGAACTCCTTCGTCTTGCCGTTCTTCAGCGCCTCCTTGGAGAAGACGGCGGCCACCTTCGCGGGGTCATGCAGGAACTGCTCCAGCTCTTCGGCGGTAGCGGGAATCGTGATCTCTGTCATTGCGCCAGCACCTCCTGAAGGGCTGCAAGATCCTCGGAGTCGAGGACGGGGTCAACGTGGTCCGAGCTGCCGGAGCCCATCGCGCTCTGATGTGCCTTCAGGTGCGACTCGGCCGCGGCCTTGTTCGTCAGGCCGTCCGTGGAATCGATCCGGCCCAGCGCGGCCGACACGCCGTGCCGGTTCGGCGGATCCCCCGGGTGGTAGTGATGCGGCAGCGCGTGCGCGCCCTGGGTCGCCGGATCCCCGGCTTTCTTCCCGGCGCAGATGCCGTTGTAGAACGCCGCCGGGTCATCGGAGGCGGCGCCCGCGGCCCAGGCCTTCGACGCATCCCACGCGGACTCGTCGGCATCAGCGTTACGGGGCTGCCAGCGGCCGAAGATCTCCCGGTCCCACGCAGCCTCAGCGCCGCCGTCATCGGCTTTCTTCTTGGCCACCTCGTCCGCCAGGCCCGCGTCAACGGCCTCCTGCGCGGTGTACCAGCCCTCGCCGCGCATCGTCTCCCGCCACTGCTCAGCCGGGGTGCCGGAATGCGCCGCGTAGACGCTGGCGATGTTCCCCGACAGCTTGCCCAGCAGCTTCGCGGTATCGAGCATGTCCAGCTCGTTGCCGATGCACAGCCCGGAGGCGTCGTGGATCATCATCATCGACCCGGGTGACATGACCCGCGGCCGGCCGGCCATCGCGATCGTCGACGCCGCCGACGCCGCCAGGCCGTCAACGACGGTCGTCACGTTCCCCGGCCGCGACGCCAGCGCGTTGTAGATCGTCATCCCGTCGAACGCCAGCCCGCCGGGCGAGTTGATGTGCACCTCGACGTCGCCCTCGATGGCGGCCAGCTCGTCGCAGAACTCCTGCGCGGAGATCCCCCACCACGAGATCTCGTCGTAGATGTTCACCCGGGTAGGACCGGCACCCTTGGCGTTGCTGATCTTGTACCAGCGCTGCTCACGGCCCCCGGCGGCGGGCTCGCGCCATTCCTGCAGCGCCCGCAGCGCCATCTCCGCGCGCATCGGCGACAGCGGGATCCGCACCGGGGCACGGCCGGCCGTCAGGCTCGCGAACCTGCTCACGGGACCGCCTTCCCGTTCGGCATGGCCGCACCGGGCCCGGCGACGATCAGCCCCGACGCGCTCATCGTGTCCGCCGTCCTGGTCAGCGTCGCCGCCCATTCCCGCGCGTCCTTGCCCGCCAGCAGCACCGTGACCGTCGTGGAGGGGGTGCGGACCGTCAGCGCGAGGCGCTGCCCCGCCGGCGTGTCCAGCAGCACCGTCGTCATCTGCGCCGGGGTCTCGCCCAGCAGCTGGTTACCCTGATCGAACGGGGTCACCGGGGGTGTCGTCATCGCCTGCCTGCCAGTTCGCGGCCGTTGCCGTTGACCTTGCGGAACCGGGTGTCATCGAGGCGGAACGGCGCCCACGGCAGCCGGTTCTGCTCCGCCGGATCCGCGCCGCCCTGCTCCGCGGGGTCGGCACCCGTCTCACCCGGCTGCGGCGGCGCGGGCTGGGCAGCCGCCTCCTTGACCGCGGCCAAACTCATCCGCGGCAGCCCCACCACATCACACGCCTCACCCGCGTCAAACCCGGCACCGAGCAGCAGGACCACGGCGTTCGCCTTCGCCGTCAGCTCCGCGTTGTCCTGCTCCCGGTTCGTCGGAACCGGCCGGATGTAATCGAACTCGACGCCCTCGCCCGTCGAGCCGAACATCGGCAGGAAGAAATAGTTGAGGACGTCCTTCCACCGGTCCAGCCGCGGGACAACGCCCCAGTTGCTGAACACTTCCTCGCCGGTTTGCGCGTTGGCACGGTTGACGTCATCGGAGACGCCGAGCATGACCTTGTGCATGCGGAATGCCTCGCGGATCACGTCCCGGGAAAGGTTCCGCAGCGCGGCGAAATCCATGTCCTTCATCGACATTGAATTGGGAATCCACGTCATGCCGCCTTCGAGCATCCCGATCCGGTGCGCCCGCACCACGCCCCGGTGAGATTCGGCCCACCGCTCCTGGAACTCATCCCACTCGTCGTCTTCCATGCGGTGATCCACGGCGATCACGCCGCCGGGCAGCGCCGAGTTCAGGAAAAAGTTGCGGTTCCACGCCGCCGAATAGCGCGACGAGTCGGCATCGACGAGAATCGACTGCACCGGGCCGAGCCCGCGGTAGGGATCCAGCGGGTTCGGGTACTTCGCGAAGATGACCTCATCGACGGCGAGCGGGATCTTCTCGCCGCCGTCCGGGCTCGTGTAAACCCAGCCCTTCAGGTACGTCTCCGGGTCCGGCACCGGCTCCAGCCGGGCCGGGCTCACATTCCACAGGCCGACCGGGAACGTGGCCCGCGGATCCCGTTCCACCACCAGCGGCCCCTCACCGGCCAGGTCCAGGTACTGCTGCGCCGCCTCGAACAGCCCGGCCCGCGTCGTGAAGCCGTTCGGCTTGCTGATCACGTTCAGCGCCTGGTGCTTGATGACCTCAACCCGCTGATCGGAGCCCTCGTCGCGGGTGGTGTACCGGGTGCGGCCGTCCACCGGCTGCTTGCGGTACAGGTGCCACTCCGGCCGGCTCGTCCCCCACGCATACAGGCTGACGCAGGAGAAGATCGTGCCCACCGCGGCGTAGGCCGCCATGTTCGCCGCAGCGTCCGACTGCGGGCTGCTCCCCGACAGGAACGGCGACCGCCGCCGCGACGGCGCCATCGGCACCGGCGCGAAATTCCGCAGCCGCCGCAGCCCCGACCTCACGACCGCTCCCCGTGCAGGTCAATCAGGTGCGTGACGAGATACCGGCCATGCGCGAAGCCGCGCCCGCAGCGGTAACAGCGCCAGAACCTCACGGCTCGTCAGCGATCTGATGCTCCAGCACCATCAGGATCACCCCAGAGGCACCCAGCCCCAGCGTCGTGCCCACGGCGAACGCGCACGCCGAGATCAAAGCCCACCCCGCCACCGTGAACGGGATCGCCGCCAGATTCGCCAGCACCGGCCTCGCCGGGGACAGCAGCCGCCGGGCCAGCCGCCCGGCCGCAGACGGCAACTTCCCGAGGATCGAGCGCCCGGGGCGCGGGAAAACAGCCGTCGTCACAGGCGCAGCCTAACCCCCGCAGGCAGGAAATACTATCGTCAGGGCCACGTTTGACCGCAAAATCTTGCGTCAGGGGCAGCTTTGGCCACCAGTTCCCGCAAAATCTACGGCTTCGAGAAGCCCCGCCTGTGGACCCCGCCGCTGCGGCCCCTCACCCGGCGCACATCCCTGGGATACGAGATAGCCGACTTCGCGGCAGAGATCGGCAGCCCGTTCCTGCCCTGGCAGCGGTGGACCGCCATCCACGCCATGGAACTCCTGCCCGGCGGCCTGCCCAGATTCCGCACCATCCTCATCCTCGTCGCCCGCCAGAACGGCAAATCCAACCTCAAGCGCACCATCTCGCTGTGGCAGCTGTACAAGCGCGGCGCCCGGCTGATCATCGGCATCGCCCAGGACGTCGACCTCGCCCGCGAGCAGATGGACCTGTGCGTCGAGACGATCGAGGACTGCCCCGCACTCGAAGCCGAGCTACGAGGCGTCCGCCGCGTCAACGGCTCGGAGAACTTCCGGCTCAAAGGCGGCGGCCGGTACAAGATCAAGGCCGCCAACCGCCGCGCCGGCCGCGGCCTCGCCGGAGTAACCGAAGTCAACATCGACGAACTCCGCGAGCAGACCGACTGGCGGGCATGGGGCGCCGTCTCCAAAACCACCATGGCCGTCGCCAACGCCCAGATCTGGGCCATGTCCAACGCGGGAGATGACAGCTCGGTAGTCCTCAACCAGCTACGGGATGCCGCCCTGTCAGGCCGCGATCCCTCGATCTTCCTCGCCGAATACTCAGCTCCCGACAACTGCGAGCTCGACGACCCGAAAGCATGGCGGCAGGCCAACCCGGCACTCGGCCACCTGATCACCGAGCAGGCGATCCGCTCCGCCATGGGCACCGACCCGCCCGCCGTGTTCCGCACTGAAGTCCTCTGCCAGCGCGTCGACCAGCTCGACGGCGCCATCGACCTGGCCGCATGGAACGACTGCGAAGACCGCGCCGGCACCATGGACGGCCTCCGCAACCGCATCGCCGCCGTCTTCGACGTCGCCGAAGACGGCCAGCACGCCTCGCTCCTCGCCGCCGCGAAGCTGGACGACGGCCGCGTCCGCATCGAGGTCGTCAAGGCATGGGGCAGCACCGACGAGGCCAGGACCGAACTCGAAGACCTCCTCGCCCGGGTGAAACCCGCGGCCTTCGGCTGGTACTCCGCCGGCCCCGGCGCAGCCCTCGCGCCCCTCCTGCGCCGCCTCGCACTGAAATACAACAAGCGGCCCGGCAAGCGCGACTGGAAACACCCCGAAACCGGCGAGATCACCGGCGGCACCGTCGCCGAGGCCTGCCAGGGACTCGCCAGCCTCACCCTCGGCCGCCGCATCGTCCACCCCGCCGACCCGCTGCTTAACGCCCACATCGGCGGGGCGACCAAGCTCAACGCCGCCGACGGATGGCGGTTCACCCGCCGCGGCGGCGGCCACGCCGACGCCGCCTACGCCGCAGCCGGGGCGGTGCACATCGCGCTCACCATGCCGGAGGTCAAGCGGGCACGGCTCCGCATGCTCGGCTAGCCGCGTACTTCAGTACGCAAGACCACGCCAGAAATCCGGACGCCCTTTCGAGCGAAATGCAACGCGAAAATGTCTGTTTCGGGCCTCGTCACGCAGGGTGATATGATCATGGTTTCCGGTCGCGCGGGGAGGGGGAAACAT